TCTCATCAAATCCTGTCGATATGGTCAAAGTCAACTGGAAGCGTAACAATAAAACTACAAAGATAAAAGATAAATTCCTGGAAGATGACGAACTACATCAACTTCTTGATTATGCCTACACTAAGAATTTTCGCTATGCGACCCTTATTGAATGGCTATATTTAACTGGAATGCGCATTGGTGAAGCTCTAGCGCTTAATTGGGACGATATTACATCAGCTGAGGATATTTATACTGTTAAAGTAACAGGAACGCTAGAATATAAAAATATAGCCATTTCAGAACAGTACAAATCAGACCAAACTAAAACTGCTGCTGGAATGCGCGAGATCACCTTGCCTTCTGCTGGAATATCCCTATACAAAAAACTAAAAGAATTAAACTATGATAGTGGTGATTTTATCTTTCAAACATCGACTGGCTCCGTTATTCAAATATCTTCCCTAAATAGTTTTCTGCGAACTGCTAAAAATGAACTTGGAATCGACAAACCAGTATCATCGCATATTTTTAGACATACGCATATTTCCAAACTTGCCGAGCTAGGTGTGCCACTATATGTGATCCAGAATCGTGTTGGTCATGAATCAAGCAAAATAACACAGACGATTTATCTTCATGTCACAGAACAGGCTAAGAAACAATTAAATTCAAAATTGGACGAGCTTTAAAAAAAGTTTTCCCCCATTTGTCCCCCAAAGGGTATTTTTTTAGATCAAATTAGCCCCATCTAATTTTTTGCAAATAAAAAAACCCTTGAAAATCAAGGGTTTTTAGCGTTTTATTAACGGCGGCGTTCTGGGATACGAGCAGCCTTACCTTGTAATGCACGTAAGTTAAGGCTGCATTCAATGCGTTATCACAAAATATTCAAAGGCGTATGATACATGCTTTAAACAGCATAATATCAAAAGAAAGTTTCATTGATTTGTCTGATTATAATCAGTGATTATTTTATGATTTCCCCCAAAAGCCCCCCAAACTGTCACTGAATCAAAACCTCATTTATGTATGTAAAATACCCCGATCACCGAAGCAACCAGGGCGCTGTTATCTACTAACGGTTTTTCAACCAATCGTAGATAATATCTGAGATTAGATTGACGAGGATCGCCAATACTAGGTCAAATATGATTGAGATCATTAAGGGTACACCCCCTAACTGTGCATAGTGAAAATAGTCAGTTTTCTGCACATAGCTATTATACCCCAAAACATTGACACATTTGAAGATTTGTTTTAACATATGTATAGAGATCATTGGGGTACACCCAATAGCAAGCTAGTCACTTGCGACAGTCTTACCTTCCAACTTTATGTTGGGGGGTAATTTTTTTGCACTAAAAAAGCGCCACACTCGACATCAAATCGAACGTGGCGCTATATTTTTAGTATTTTAAGTTTTGTCCCGAATAAATCAAGTTGGCGTTTCTAATCCCATTGACGCTTTGCAAGTGTGCTACTGTCGTACCTAAACGACTAGCGATCGTACTCAAGTTATCGCCTGAACGCACCGTATACGTGTTTGACGTTGTAGCCTGCCCACTAACTTTGAGCACTTGACCGGGGTAGATCAAATTAGCGTTGTGAATATTGTTAGCACTCTGTAATGCGCTGACTGTCGTGCCAAATTTAGCTGCGATCGCACTCAAGCTGTCACCAGAGCGCACTGTGTAGGTCGTCGTTGCTGGCTGAATGGCGTTCTGCTTAGCAGTCGCTAAAATCTCAACGTTTGAGCGATCGATCCATGACATGATACCGACAAGTAAAACTTTGTTGCCGTTTGTTTGGATAACTTCATAGCTATTTCCTTTGACCCAGTTTGGAATACCCTCACCATTGCTCCAAGTCTTAGCACTGAAGTTCACTTTGACTGTGTATCCAGTAGTGATATCTTTTTTCGGCGTGTTATCTGCTTGAATCCCTTCTTTGACTGCTTCTGGTTTCGTTACTGGTCGTTCAGCATCACCGTGTTTGTACCCTTTCTTGGTAATACCTAACAAATCAACATTGTAGTCCAAGCCACCAGCCCGACCAGTCGAAGTAAATTGCCAGATCGCAACTCCCGGCATACTTGGAAAATATCCCCACAATGGTCTAGTTCTAACTTGCATATCAGCATAGGATGCGATCCAAAGAGAATTAGGAAATTCTGATAGGATGCGATCTAACTGTAGGTGGTTAGCGATATAGTATTTACCAGAATACAAAACTGGCGTATAGCCAGCATCCCTAATCCGACGCATACCATATAAAACATTATCTGTATTAGCCTGCGCGCTAGGTCCAGCACCATCTTCGTAATCTAAAGCAATGATCGAACCTTTGGGCGTTTGGATCTTAGGCAAAAAATAATTGAGCATATTAGCTGTTTGCATCGCATTTCCGCCTGTTTCCATCCACACATAAGTGTGCATTCGTAATCTCATCGCGATCCCTGTGCTTATCTGTGAGCGATACGTCCATTGGTCATATAAACGACCATGCACTGAGCCACCGACCTGGGCAATGCTAAAAGTATCACTTGCTTGAACTTTCTGCGCACTTGCCCCTTGATAGATCGCAGTATCAGTGCCAAATTCACGCTCATCTGCTTTGACGTGATCAACCTGCACAATCTTTTGTACTGTGGCTGGCACTTGATCTAAATTTTGTGTCGCATTATCTACAATCGGACCAGTCAAAAAAAGAGTCGTTGTAACAGCGACTCCTAAAAGTAATTTTTTCTTGTTCAACTAAATCAGTCCTCCTTGTCTTTTTGTGGGTATTGTTTCAATAGATCCCGTTGCTTAGCATATGCTTGTTCTACTGCATTTACGATCACTTGTTCATCTTTTACGGTGAAACCTGCATCTAAGAGTGCCTGAGAAACAGCTTGGACCGCATGATTTTTCTTCATCGCACCGCTCAAGTACTCAGTCACTCCAAGTTTTTGAGCGGCTACCACCGCATCTTTTGCCAGTGGCTCGAGCACGTTAAAAATCGTACGTGCACGCTCATTTTTTCGGATCTCACTTCCAACATAAACGATCACAGCTGTAATGATCGTAATAAATAGTGTTACTAAAGCATCCATCATTTTTTATCTCTCCTTTCTAGTTTTCGTTTGAGCCTTGCATTTTCTTTTTTTAGTTCTTCTAAATCATCTTTATCTTCAGTTTTTTTGCGATTTTCGTGCGCTGTGATCCAAGCGACTAAAGCAGAACCCAGCGCACTGATAACCGCAACTAGTACTTGGTCGCTCATCTTGTCACCCTTTCGCCATGATCTCAGTTACCATTTCCGTTAGTACAAAAAAGGCGAAGATCCCTGGAAAGCCCACATAGACACCTACCAAAATATCCGTCATCGTAAATGACAAGAAAAATATTGACCATACACATGTCAAAAGCCCAGTCATCACAGGTCGATAGTATAGATTTTTTACATCCCACAACGCATAAACTAAAGCTACCGTACCGACACAAGCTAACATGAAAATAAACGGCGGGTCATCTAACACTTCAAGATATCCATACCCGTCTAAACTAAAGATCCCTGAACTTCGTTTGACAATAAAATAAAGTGCCAGAGCATATGTCTCCAACGCTTTAAACAACCAAAAACGATTCTTTTTTAAATTTTTTAGCATCATTCTCACCTTCTTACTGCTCCTAAACTCTCCACATCAGCATCAGACCAGATGCCTAATTCGTACATCACTCGAGCAAAATTAGGCTTACGCTTTAAACTGTCATTATTAGTGTCACGATTTCCAACAGCATTTGTCCAATTATATTTATGTGCATCTTGAATTGGATCGAGCACTTTGGTCGTCGGCGACCAGTAAATATAATCATCACCATCTCTTTTCACAAAATCTTCTAAAGTCAAAACCCCACGGGCACAATTTATAATGTTATATACTAATGGGTATGCTGCAAATTTATTTGCTAATGAGTTTTCAAAAGAATGTCCATAGCCGTACATTGAACCTGACGTAGGATAGTCTGGAAATTGAATACCACAACCGTTGTCAAACCAAATAGTCCACGGCGTAGTCGTTCTATCTAGTGTCCAAGTCGCCGGCGCTCGCCTCTTATTATAAAAACTTTGCTGAATATTACGGTCTAATGTCTGTACGCTGCTTACCAAATTATTGAATTGAATAGCCAGCTCGTTTACTGCATCTTCGCGGAATCTTTTTTCATCCCCAAGTCTTTTTTCAAAATCATTTCGTAAATTTCTATCAGCTAGTAAAGAATTTCTATTGTTAGTCGCAATATGTTCAGTTAGTTGTTTTACATGATCTAATATCAGTTGATCAAATTTGTCATCCAACGCTTTATCTTTATTATCAGAGTATGATTTTACTTTGGTCTCAGTATTTGAAATATCCGTTTGTAGAGCTGATTTAGCCTGTGAAAGTTTAGTTTCAAGCTCACTTTTGCTTTCTTGTAGCTTGTTATCAAGTGTATTTCGTACACCATCTATTCGTTCTACAAATTCTTCTTTAAGACTATCAAGATCTCTCAACGTCGCTAATGCAGCTGCATTGATCTTGATCGCAACGTTTTGATTAGCCAGTTGCAAGGCAAAATTGATCTGTAAATTAGTTCGACTCCCCCCTTCATAAGCATTGATATATTGTGGTTGATTAGCTTTGATAACAGCAAATAAACGTTCTTTACCGTCAACTTCAGCGATCAAAAAGACTGTGTTTAGTGTATAGTCATATCTAACATCATAGCCATCAAATAAGATTTCAAAGGCGAGCGAGCCGTCGCCCTTTGGTTCGATCTTATTCAACATAGTTTCTTGATCATGTGAAGCATTATTGTAATTTGTATCTGTTAAATCAACTAAACTATCCGAATTATACGCAGTCGATGAAGCAACTGCCTTTGTGATCAATAGATCTTTTTCGTTTGCGATCGCTTGGTTTAAAAGCTCTAATCCTTGCGTCGTAACGACTGTTTTAAATTTATCTGACATGATTTCTCCTTTCTAAGTCGCATCATAGATGATCGCATTATTTGTCCCTGAGATCACTAGCACCGTTGTTTTCGTGCTATCGATCAAGCGAACTTCATGGACTCGGATACCGATTGCGACTGTATTTTTTATGCGACGCATCAAATAATTACGCTCCCAATCCGTTTTAGCTACATCCAGTGGAATGTCGATAATACTGATCGCTAGTGGTTCATCTTCATGTTTAATAATCTTCATTCCTTTAACGTCAACATCAAAAGCATTCTTGATTGTTGTTAAAATGCCATTAAAAGTCGCATCACCACGTCTAGCAGCAATTTTTGATTTGAGTATTA